TCAGACTGAACATTTCCAAAGCCTGCTTGATTAGCCGCTAAAACGTCTGTAAAGCCCGCTTGATTAGCCGCTCGAGAAGCATCAGCAATGGATTGCATATCAGACTGAACTACAGACGGGTTCTCACTCACAGGCTGCGGCGGTGGCGGTGGCGGCGGTGCTTGATTTACCGGCCCCATGTTCGCAGGCTGCTGCTGCGGCAGCGGTGCTTGATTTATCGGCCCCATGTTCGCAGGCTGCTGCTGCGGCAGCGGTGCTTGATTTGCCGGCCCCATGTTTGCAGGCTGTTGCTGCGGCAGCGGTGCTTGATTTATCGGCCCCATGTTCGCAGGCTGCTGCTGCGAATTTTTCAACCTATCTGCTAAGGGGTCTTTTTTTATAGATACTCGCGGAATAGAGCTTCTAAATCGTGCCATATTATTCTAATCCTGTTTTTCTGTGACGCACCCGACCGATTGGCTTATACATCAGATTAACACGCCTAACCGTAAAAGTTTCGTCATCGGCTAAATTGCTAAAGCGCAACTTGCTGTAACTATCATATCCTGATAAATCTGTGTCCGCGTACAAAACACTCACATCGGGAGCCACTAAAGACTCGCCGAGTCGCAGCGTCGAATCCAATAAGCTGCCCGACTGCCCCATATCAATATTTTCAGTAGTTCCGACTATACCGGCAGCAGTCTGCTGAACGGATAGCTCGTATGGCCCCAGGTTGTCAAAGGAGGTGTTTGCGTATAACCAGCGCACCTCTACACCAGACCCAAGGGGTGTTATATTTGCCGTCTCAAAAAACGCTTTTATTGCGTCGCCATCGTCGTTATCGTTGATATTGTGCTGCATGATAAAACCGGCAAAATCTCCAGCGTGTGGCTCGGTATCAATTATCGCGGCAGCATCTCGGGTAAAATTCTCATACGGACCAAACCAGCAGTCCATCCTCCGCGAGTAAACGATCACATGGTTCATCGTTGTCTGACCGCTGCCATGCGGTAGGAAAAACCAAACTTCCTCTTGTTTGGGCCAATACAGAGCAAAAGCATACGGTAGCCTGGCTGTATTTAGATTAGGCCAGTAGCGATCATCGAGCGCAAAGCTAATCTTGTTTATCTGAGGTCCACCGCTCCACTCGTAAACCCCATCATTGCGTATAAACAGCTGCCGCTCCCCTGGGAGAGTAACGATAGAGCGCCCCGCTATTGTGCCGCGTTGCGTCTGCTGCTGCACCTGAAACGGGATAGTTGAGTTCCCTGTGGGAGTCAAGGTGTGTATCCCGTACTCAGTATGGACCGCTAAAGTGTTTCTAAAGGCCCTCAGACCGGTCAGGTCGTAACCAAAATTGTAATAGGACAACGAACCCCAAGTCTCGATGTCGCCGATGTCAGAGCGCCACAGGCGGTCGCTGTTGCTATTCTCGTTTGCTGCCCAAAGCCTGTTTTCCCAAAACTCCACGTATGTCGGCTTAGTGAAGCGGCTGTCAACGTCTAACTCCGATATGTTGTTGCTACCGCCGGTCCATTTAATAGCCTTATTGTCGTACCCATTTGCCGCCACCAGCGTCGAACCGGCTAAAACCCAATCCCACGTATAGTCATTGCCTGCTGTAATCGTCTCTGAGCCTGTGCGGTCTGTCCCAGATCCACCCGTTACGTCGTAGAATTTATTGCCAGCAAAAGCAAAAACCTTTGCCGTCCCCGCCAGCGTCACCTGTCCAAATCCGGTTATCGTAGCGCCGGAGTTTAGTGTAGATGCGTTAAACTTAGCGTAACCCTTACGCTTTTTTACTTCACCGGCCAACCCAATAGCACAGTTGCTCATATCGTGGAGGCCATTAGGCGCAACCTCCTCAGCCGGTAGGCTATAATTAACGCCACCCGACCAAGGGCCGAGCGTTATCGAATCGGCAGCGATAGGAGCCATTAGTTAAGACTTCCCTCTTGTACCGAAAAGCTAAACGGCCCGACAGCGCCGCCATCACGCCGACGCATACGAAACTGGCGATTGCCTTCGATATATAGATTGGCTCTAAGAGCGCCTGCTATAACACGCTCCGCATTGTTTCTATCCAGTAAGCTACCCTGGTCGTCGCCTTTCTCTTGTTTATAGTGCGACGTTATCAGATAAACCAGTGCTGGCTGCACAACAGGTGCCACGTAGGGATCTAAAGAGTTGTTGTCGTCGCTACTGCTAAATTCTGGTATCGTCGCATAATATCGGTATGCTACCGTATCTATAGAGTCAGGCGTTGGGTACAAGCTAACCTGTATATAGCCGCTGCTATCCACTCCATCCATAACCACATAACTAGCGTCACCGTCTTCCGTATGGTTGGGATCGTTGGCATCTAAGTCCTGACTGCTGATAATTGCCATCGTATGGTCTTCGGTCGTATTGCGAAAGCTTAACGGCTGGAGAGCATCCGATGCTAAACTGTATTTTTGAGTAGACGCTACCGTATTAAATGAACTGGACTTAAAAAGCCAATTCCATTTATGACGAGCTGCGATCTCTTTTGCGCTCATGTTGAGATACTGCCGCGCCGAGTTTTTGTATACTGTCGCATTATCGTCTAGTCCAACCCGACGTAATGCTAATTGTATAACCTCGATGTTGGTCATTTTTTTATTATCCTAATACCGCCGCCCTTAAGTCTACCCAAGAGCTGTTTTCGTACCCCTGAAATTTGTTAGTACTAGAGTTGTAAACCACCATGCCATTGGCAGCGGTCAGCGCGTTGCGTTCCGCTGTCGTCAGGCTGGGAACCGTAAAGCTGGAACCGAACGCAACCGTATCGGCCTGGAGAGCGCCAAACAGCGCGGTATCTCCGAAAAATGCTGCTGCATTTATCTGGCCGACGGTTTCGTTCATAATAGTCCNTAAAGGCTTGCCCCTTGCGCCATCTCATCTAAATCGTATTCGCTCAGGTTGTCGCCGTTTTGGTTTTCCCAACGCTGTTCCCAGATTTTTACCGCCTCTGGGCCTCGGTCGGAAACTCGACCTCCAGGATCAGGGACAAATCCTTCTACATGCGTGACTTCACCAATAGCTCTAACCGTATTGCGAACTTGTGCATTAGTAACCGGACGCTTTCGCTCCCGAACGTGGGTATGTTGCAAACCCATCCGCTTGCGAAGGCGCTCAAGTTGATCTTCTGATAATGCGTCGATTACATTGTCGATGTCTTGTGGCACTGCATCAGTAGTTGCTTTTACCTTTGCGGGTGTCTTTCGAGCCGCTGCCGTAGGCACCTGGGAGATTGTCGCTTCGGCAATCTCTTCCGGTACGTGTACAGGATGCGTCTTTGGCATTTTTTACCTTTTCCTTAGTTAATAATTAGCGAGCAATCCCCTGCAAAAGAACACCAACATGCCCCGTATCATCAGGAGTAAATGTTGCTGTTCCAACAAGCGGCTCAGTTTCTGCATCTTTTAACTGGACAGCACCGGCTACGCCATCAGACAGCGTCAAAATATTACCAAAAGCTAACGCGACATCCGATAGTATAGTCGCTATGCCTGCCGTTTGAATCCAACCGTAGTAACCCGACTGCATTACACGCGCTGTAACGCCTGCAACGATAGGGTCCGTACCGGCAGTAGCAGCCCTTACTGTATTATACATTGATCCTGTTATAGCCACATCTGAAGCCGTCGTAAGCGCAATAACAAGACCGTCATAAAGGGTGAAAGTTACAGCATTGCTACTTGCTGCTGTGTTGCTTTTAATCTTATACTGGTAGCCTTCTCCAGCGTCATCAGTAACATGAAGTAAAGCGCCAGCATATTGGTTTTTTGTGGCACTCCCCAAAGTCCCCGAATCAGTAAGAATTACCTCCGTTGCGCCTATTGCTGCCGCTGTAGCCTTATTGTCTATCTCTACTACACAAGTTGCGCTTTTGTCAGTAGAAACCAACAAGCCAGCCGCTGTNGCAGCAGCAAAGCTTGCATATCGAAAACANCGTCCATCTTCAAACTCGCGCAGTTGCCCAATAGGATACTCTTGAGTGCTGCTCTCTTCATATATGCCTTGCGGCGATCCACCGGTAGCACCAGAGATTAAGCTTAACCCCTGTACCGATGCGTTATTGTAACCTGTTCCCAGGCTTTGACTTCCACTAGCCATTATATACTCCTTTGCCTTTTTGCTCGGCTTAAAAGCGGCATTGGCTTGCCGCTCGGATTATTAAGTTGCAGTAAAATCGTAAATTACACCCTGTCTGCGTCTATTATTTACAGTAAGCTGCAAGCCTACCAAAATAAATGCGACCTTAGCCATCTGATTCGCCGGTTCACGAAATGGTGTTTTGGCGAAATTCATACCGCTTTGCATCTTGAGTTTTAACGATTTAGTGTTTAAGAAATACATCTTAGTTGACGGACAATCCCGATCAGGCTGCACCGGAATACCGCGATACACCGGCTTCCGTCCGTCGATAGAGTTGCCATCTTTCTGAGATAGACGCTGGTAGCCAGTGCCTTCAAAAACTTCTTCAAAGTTGGCATACAAGTCGTAGCCCGTAAAAATATGAGTGGGCTGCTCGTTGCCTTCGCTCACGTCGTTCCACAAAGCAGCCATCGCCACCATACCTTCGTAGAAGTTCGTGCCGGTGATTGTACGGAAAGAGGTATAAGAAGCATTAAAGTCAGTGCTTTTATTTTGCCACCAACTATTACCGCTAACAGTAATACCACCAAGTGTNGTNGGCGTAGTGCCTGGGACATCAGCAATGATATCCTGAAAGCCCANCGGCGACTTGCCGGTCTGCGCTGAATAGATCGAGCTGTTAATCTGATCGCGTAGCGTCAGCATAGACTGCTCGGTCTTAGCCGTCAAAAGCTTAACAGCCTTATCAGAGCTACGGTTTTCCATCTCTTCAGTATGGGAAATGGTAATCGGCACCGCACAATAGCGAAATGGATACAATGCTGCCGTAATCCCGTCCACGCTGTTCGTTGCCAGAGTATCGTAACCGCTGAAAAACTGCGCGGAATTTCCCGCATACATCAAGTCTTCTTGTATCTCCTTGCCACCCGTCTCCGTCTCCAAAGCGCCGCTCTTGCGAAACGCATCGAGCGTCGGATAAGTGTCGAAGAAGTTGTCTGTGAGACGCTTACGCTTTGCCTTCATCGTCAAGGTCCACAGAGCATCAAATTGCTCGGTACGACTGGTTGCTGCCATGATATTTTACCCCATTGCCGGATCAAACCCTATGGCCTCTGCCTGGGAGAATAGATCCGCTTCTGTTAAAATTCCGTCGCCACCCATATCAGCTTCAATAGAGCCGGTATTTTTCACCCGCGACTTAGAAGATCTGCGAGCGGCGCGGTCTTGGTTTCTTAATTGGTTGGCCTTACCTGCTGTAACACCAGCGTGTAGCTCGTAGGCCTCCTTAACAGTATACGGTTGGCCAGTCTGCGGATTGGGAATCTTAACCGTCGCCACGATTTGGTCGGCGTAGTTGTCAAGATCCGCGCCATACGCAGAACGTGCCTCTTGAACGCTGTCATTGACCTGCGAGTTTTGCTGCGTGCTAATAAACTGCGTAGCCTGAGCCAGCTGAGACTGGAGCTGCTGGACCTGTTGATTTAGCTGCTGTAGAGGAGCGCCAAAATCGTTATAGGTCTGTTGGCGAAAAACGTCTAAACCCTTCTGGTCGTCGGGGCTAAGGCTCGCTCTCACCTGCTCAAACTGAGTCGGCTGCGGCGGCGGTGTTGCCACCTGCTCCACGCGGTTCGCCCACTGCTGTTGGCTGTTCGCCAGCTCTCGCCGTTGTTCAGCCAGCGCCTGAGTCTGCTGCGTAAAGCCGCGCTGCATGTTTTTAGCCATTGGGGCCAAATGCTTGTACTGTTCGGGTACGGTATCTAAATCGACCCGTAACCAATCCACCGTATCAGGATTAAAATCATCACTCGATTCCGATCCAGTAGATGTTGCTGCGGTTGCGTCGGAGTGTCCATCATCGTCGCTATTCGGAGCTGATTCGTCGGAGTCTGTGAAGATCTCAAAATCTACCTCGGTAGAATCTGAACCGGTCGCAGAATCGACAACCTCAGGTACCGCGTCAGCTAATGCGGAGTCTTCTGCTGCTGCTGCTGCCATAATACTATCCCCTTAAAAATGTAAAAATGGTGTTGGGTGCTATCGTTATAGGTTAGCGTCGGTTGCGTCCGACCTTAACCCCCTTGGTTAATAAGATTTAAGTCCTTTTCGCCAGCTTTTACTGCTTCTTCTATTGAGTTCCCCCAATAGGCGCTGCCGCCAACGGGATCAGCCTGTTCTGCCGTCACATCCCTCAGACACCTGCTGCCTCCCACCGGATCAGACGATTCGACTAAGTTCAATTCCCGCAATGCCTGGCGCTTGTCGCCGTAACTGTTGATTTTACGCCCAAACCCGACGTAATACTGACCGTACATTGACGAATCTTCTTTAATAAAATTGCGTTTAGCACCAAAATTGATTTGCATCACGCCGCTACACTCTCCACACGGAATAGACTTTTTAACCGCCTTGCTTGAAGAGCTGATAACGTCTGTCTGTTCTGCACTGCACGAAGGGCAGTAGTAGTCGTGGTTGATCATTTTTTACTCCGCTTGCCTGGTAATAGCATTGCTAACATCTTGCGCTTGCGAACGCACTAA